TGGCTTGTGGTGCCCAGATTTCATTGCCTTGAAGAGAGGCACCCGTATTGTCTGATCCAGAGCCAGTAATTTGATACCATCCACCAATAGTATCCGCTACAACAACACCGGTCCCACTTGTAAGTGTGGAATAAGTCCAGTCATTTGTTCCATCAACCGCAATCCCAGTAAAATCTTCATACTGGAAAACATAATCGGGATTTATTTGAATTGGTAGATTTGTAAACCACGTACCACCAGCAGTTTGATTAGCTCCACCACTATATGCCACGGGTCCTGAAAAACGTGTAGTACTCATTGTAACTACCTCCTTACGAAAGGGTTTGCCCTAGAGTCTTCGTAAGCGTCTGCTAGGCCAGTCGCTAGGGCTTAAATATCCTAGAAAAATAAGGGGGAGAAGTATCCCCCCCTTTATCTAATTAAGCACCCGGAGATCCGAAGATACCGCGAGGATCTGACCAGCCGAACGCATAGCGTTCCCTAGCCTTGTACCTTACGTTACCCGTATCGAAATCACCTTCCATTGAGGTTCTTACAGGCGTTCTGTTGAAGCCTTTCAAACCGTTTGGTGCGTCAGTGATAATGAACCACGCATCCGTGTCTGTGAGGAAGTGGTTGACATGGTAACCATCCGGAAGCATTCCCATGTTCCGCACGGCGTTGATGTCATTGTCCGCTGTCCCCGGACGGAGCGTAGATTCAAGTAAGCGATCAGTCGTGAACTGAAGTTCCTTCGGAACAATCATTTTCATTCCACGAACCGCTATTTTAAGTCCACGTTCGTCAACGAACCCGGCAATATCAATGAGCGCCTGTTCAAGGCTGGTCTCATTAAGATCCGCCGCTGTAGAAAGTTCGTTGCGGAAAGTATTACCAGTAACGAGAGTATGTGCCGTTGAACATAGTTCAAGGCCATCCCCGCCTGTGTAAGTACTATCGAACGCATTATTAAGAATCGCGGCCCCTTTCACCTCTTTGGTTTGGCTCATACTACGCGCCAAGGCTTTGGTGTAACGAGAAGCTAGACGATCATAAAGATTGTCTTCTACAGCTTCCTCGGTGATGGAGAATGCCAAAGCAATTGTCTCCATCGTGTACCGAGCCGTGTACACTTCTTGTGCGTCATCGAAGGTTACTGCTGAACCTTCAGATTTAGTAGGTGCCGTACCAAAACCGGACAACATGACCTCTTCTTCAAAAGCACGGTCAGAACTTTCCATACTGAAAATTTCTTTATGCTCCTGAGTGTAGCGATCATACTCAAGTCCGAATAAGGCATTAAGGCCGGGTTCTAACTCTTTTACAAGTTGTGCTCTACTTATAGCCATTTCTCAACCCTCCTATACGCCAGCGGTGTCGGTTGTACCAGCTAAAATAGCACCATTGGCGCTATTGAAGTGGTTATTCAACCGGACCAAGACAGATATTCCAGCCGCCGAGAAGTCTTCATTAGCAGCATCCTCTTCCCAACCGAGAATACGCAAATTCAACGTCTTGGTGGCGGCTATCGTGCTGACAGCCAAAGTACCCGACGACTGACCAGTAGTAGTACTGCCACTCGTCCCCGTAGCAAAATCTGCATTTGCAAAAACACCGGCGCGGGCCGTAGCTTTAGTGGTCCACGTCGCGTCAGTTGCAATAGAAAAAATCTGCATTGGGTCATCTGCAACAAAGCACCGTATGGGATGGTTACTATCCGCTCCCGATCCGGGCCAATACATGCTCCACGTAGGTTTCCCTGTGGTGCTATTGACATATTGACAACCTTGGAAAGAGCCGACGAGACCAACAGAACCACCAGAAGCCGATCCTATAACATCAATATACCCCGTACTAAGGGGAATTACAGGAGTGCCTTGATAGATAGCGTTGCTGTTGGCGTTGGCAATTTCATAAGTCGTATAGCCGGTAACACCCGTGGAATTGGAGTTCTGACCCATCTTAGCAACAGGCCGAAGACCCCAAGATCCATTAGTATTTGCCATATTTATAGTTCCTTATAAAGCAAAACGATTAATAAAACAGTCCTATTCTTTTTTAGGACCACCAAACGTAACACGCGATTGACGTTCAGGTTTCTGAATAGCCATCGAATGATGCTGGGTTTCCTTCAGAAGATCGTTGTCAACGGCTTTCATGGCATCTTCTCTCATATTTTGAAAATACTCTGTTCGTTCCTCAACAATCTCTATCGGAATACGAGCCAGCAACAAACCACCAACACCAAAAACGCCCTCGTAGCGTCCAGTATCCACAGTAGGGGCCTCAAAATCAGGATATTCGTCTTTTCTGACCAACTCCCACCCTTCTCTTATACGGGCAGAAATATTTTTTCGGTCATCAAAACCCCTGACTTCCGACCTTATCCACCGATGAACAAAACCCTCTGGTGGAGGCGGTGCGTCTAATAAAGACGGTGGTGCCCAAGGCTTGCGACGTTCTCCTGTTGCTTGGGTCTTAGAAGCGCGTGGAGCGCGGTCTATTTCAACACTAGCCATATTCTCGTTCTCCATCAACGTTTGTATTTCGCGTACTCATCAAGTGGCACCCCTAACTTATTAGCTATAGAAACTTCACTCGGGGTGAGTTTTACTGTTTTGCGCCCAGAACTGCTGGAACGGGTGGCAGAGGCTACAGCCTGTTGAGGTCTGCGTCCCTCCGAGACAGAAACTTCTTGAGACCCCCCATTAAACTTATGAGGGAAAGCTTCTTTCATTCTTCTATCAATCTCAGCATAATACTCAGGTGAGCTTGTGTCAAAGGCTTCTTGTTCTACAAGCGTTTTATGAATACCAAAAGAAGCGAACGTCATGGCATCATCTTTTCCAAACCATTCGTTTTTTCGAGCCCATTCTTCTGCTTCCGGATCTGGTCTCAATGGTACTTGAGAAGACTGTTGCGCCTGTTGCACCTGTTGTGGAGGAAAAGCCTGTTGCTGCATACGCTTTTGTTCAACCTTGGCCGCTCTGACACGTTCTTCTTCAATAGCAAGCTGCGACAATTTTTTCTGTGCTTCTACCTGAGCCGCCGTATCACTGGTGGCAATGGCTGTTTCGAGTTCCTTTTCCAGAGAGTCAGTTTGCGAAGCAATGCGATCCCCGTACTCATTCACGTACCCTTCATCAAGATTCTGAACCCGGCCTTTCAAAGCCTGATTTTCAGTCTGCATGTTACGGGCAAAAGAAATTGCAGCATCTTGCTGACGTTCCGCTTCTCTTGCTTTCCGGGTAAGTTTATCTATCCGTTTCTGAACATTTTTACTGTAATCTAAATGCTCGTCATCATCAGAGTCTTCTGTAGACGCAGCAACCGGTTCAATACTTCCCGGCATATCATCCTTATTAACTTCAACTGTAATAGATTTTCCTTCTGTAGGAACATCTACCATTTCGTCGTCTATTTCAGGCATGGTCTGTCTCCATGTTAGTTATAATGCAGGATATCTTCAGGGTCCTGTACAACGGCTATTACTTCATCGTCATTTAATATACGGATCTCGCCGCCGTCTATTTTAAAACGAGCACCCGCATATCTCCCAAAAATAATCCAATCCTGTTCCTTGCACCAAGGTCCAGAAGGGAATTTAGTTTCGTCCTTGTATGCTAGAGGACCAACCTTTAACACATAACCGCATACAGTAGCTACTGATTCTCTTTCTATTACCTGATCAGGGAGATAAATCCCCGCTTCCGTCTTTCCTTTACCACGATAAGGTAAAATCAATAAACGCCAACCCGAAGGTGAGGGTAAACGTTCCAGAGAACTAGTATCTAACTTCTCAGGATCAAGAACCTTTTCTTCCGGTTTTATGTAAGCTTTGTCGATAGAAATAACATTTTTAGAATCTTTTGACATTAGTCCGCCTTTTCTAGGATTTCTCTTAATTCCTGCCCTATATAATCCAAGGATTCTATTGATCCAACAAGTTTTGAATATTCTGCCATATCCTTTATAGACCCACCCGCCAGCATTTCCACAATTCGAGACCTTCTTTCATCTATGGTTTTTATAAGGTGTTCAGCTAAATGTATACCGTCCACTTTTTATCTCCCAACTACTCTAGGCAATCCTTCTCAAACCCCTGCCAAAAACTAGCCTTTTCTGTAGTATCTTCCCAGTATTCCCCACATATGTCCGTGTGCCTTTCCTGATGACAGTGCTCACAAAGATGTGCTCTCTCATCCACTTCATACCCCCTAGCCTTATAATCCAGAGTAAAAACCTGATGCAAAACAATCTGTTCTTGTTTTCCCGAAATACCACAATCTTCACAATCTATAATCTGCATGATGATAATCCTTTCTAGTTTAACCGCCTTTTTTCAATCTGCCACGCTCTGGCTTTAGACATGGCCCTATTCCCAAACCAAAAAGCTATGATGGCTGAAAATATTGCGGCTGTTTCTGGGTCCCACGCGGTTTCGATTGCTACGGTCCATTCTAAATTTTGGTTAGAAATCATTGCATAAATCATAGTTCCCTTGACCGAAGCAAACATCAGGAAGAACATATAAGTAATGACAGGGCGCACAGAACCCCTGAGACCGTTGATAAATCCACCAGCATCGATACTTCGATCATGGGCATACAATCCCTTTGTTTCTGCTATTTCAGCTTCCGCATCTAATTCTTGGATTTTAAGTTTGGACATTTGATCTGCATACTTGGCTTTTGCTTCCAGCATAGACAACTCATGCTTGTCTGCTTGCTTCTGTTTAAAGAAACCAAGAATTTCAGGGATTATAGAAGTACCAAATCCCATTAAGGTTCCAATCAAACTAATCATTTTTTAGCGCTCATGTATGCAGTCATACCCATATATGCACCAACAACTCCTGCCTGTCCAATATAAAACAAACCAAATAAGTCTGCTAAAGCCTTAATTCTGCTATCCGGGAAAATTGGAAGAAAGACAGCTACAGTAAAAACCAACATAGACATCATCGCTACCCAAGCCATTCTTCGTTGCGCGTCCGCTTTTTCGTGATGGTCCAAAGCTGCTGCTGCCGCTAGTTCAGAATCATCCACAATACCATCTTCGTTAAGATCCAGGTCATTATAATCACTACGCGGCTCTAATTTTTTCTGCGTCATACAACTTACCCAGAACCATTAAACCTATCTCTCAAACTATTACAAAACTGCCATAGAGTAGATATTTGTTTTTCGTGGATATCAATTTCGGCTCTTTGTTTAACGGTTTCAACGTAAGTGTCTCGCTTTATAATATCATCCACATCTTTACGCAGCACCTGTACCGAAGCATTCAGTTTCACTGCTACTACAATTATTCCTATCAGAGCTAGGATCTGGTGCCAATACTGAGTTATCAGTTCCACTTTTTCCCTTATCCTTTTCTTTCTTGAAAATAATACTGGGCGGCTGGGTCGAACATATACTTTGAGAGCTTACTAAAGGAAACTTCAAGGATACATCTTTAACAATAGCAGAACCTCTCAACCAACATTCTACTGCCGTTTTGTAAGGACCTATCTCATCCTCAACGCGCATAGGACAAGGCCCTCCTAACACACAGACGATTACAAAAGAATAGAACATTTTATTTTTTTCTGGAAGACCGTCTACGCGCTCTCTTAACAGCTTTCTTTTTCTTCTTTTTCTTTTTAGGGGGTCTTCCTACCTTTTTACCGTAAGTTCCGGGACCATAAGGCATCTCAAACCCCTTTCCTAACTGATCTTGAAAGAGCCCCCGCGCAGGGCTTCTCCCATTCCCCGAGCATCACCGCTCGTTACTTCACCACCCTCTCCGGAGGGAGTGGAAACAGATTCGGCAGCATTATAAGGAACAAAACCCTGATCCTTTATAACCATTCCTTTCCGTGTCACTCCATTAGATCCTTTTTTCTTGTCTGCCATAATGATCTCCTATTCTTGACGTTGTTTCATAATCTCTCGTTCCCGAGCCGCGTCAATTCTAGCTTGGGCAATATCTTCGGTGGATTGTATTCTTTCCTCTCCAAGTTTCGCATTGATAGCCGTCTTTTCCTTTTCGAGAGCCAGACGTTGTCCATCAATCATTGCTTCATTCTGGTCCCGTTGACCACGCATCTCAAGATCCTTGGCCTTGAGGGCAATCAGAGGATCTTGCTCTCCTCCTCCACTAATCTGCATACTTACTGCTTTCACTTCCTGCATCCCCGTAGAAATTAAATCCGCCACCAGAGATTCAATCTGTATAATTTCCTCTTCGGTCGGCTGACGATCAGGAGCCTGTTGCTGTATCTGCTGGGCAACCTGTTCCTTGGCCTTTATGGAGACATGTTCCATAACATGTTTCTGCAACGACATCATAACAGCAGGCATCTGCTGGACCAATCCAGAAGAACCAAAGACAAGATGGGCCATAATATGAGCGTCATGGTTCTGTCCTTCAAAAGCAACAAGAGGGAGATTTTCCAGAGACTCCGAATTCTCTATGGCCGGATCTTTAGGCTCCGGTTCGCCTTCCTGTACCGGTTTGAGAATAGCATCAACATCACGCACTCCCAAAGCTTTATACATGCGCCGGTAAGCTTCATACATATTATGAAGGTCTGGCGCGGCTTGTGCCAGTTGCAATTCTGTCTGTGCCATTGCGATCCGTTGCGCCATGGAAAATATATTAGGATCAGACACAGGTATGACATCCACACGGTCATCGAAGTCTTTCGCCTTTACGTTTCTCTCACCGCCAACGACATCATACGGATATTCAGGCGGCAAGTATTCTCCAAACACTCTTGCGAGTATAGTGAACTCTTCCTTTTGAGCATAATAAAGCCGCTTGTGAATTGCCGACATAACCTTGGCCCCTTGTTCAAGGAGCGCAATTGTCGTCCCTACAGCAGCTTGCTGATTTCCATCTCCAACCTGAAGGCTTGAAATAGCAGCAAACCGTTGACCTGCTTCAACACAAAAACCCATCAACTGGAACAGGGTTGGATCAGCACCTTTATAAGGCAGCAGCATCAAGGAATCCCGGATAGCGCCTCCCGGTGCATCAACATCCCTGAATTCTCCCGGAGAGAGAGGGTCCGCGTCGTTGCGAATTCGCAACCCCCTTGCCTTGAACCCGGCAGGAAGATTAGACAAGGTTCCTGCATCTATAAGCTGACGAAGGGCAGCCGTCGCCGTGCGGCTCAAACCGCCGATCATGTGGATTAAACCAAGACCATAAAACCCAAACCCCGGCAGAAACTTGAAATGAACAAAGTATTGTATCTTATTCTTATCAGGATCATCCTGTTTCCAGTTTCGCCTTACACTCAGGACTTTTCCATTTTCTTCCGATACCGTGACAATGTAAGGTAGCTTGATACCAGTAGATTCTCCGTCTGGAGAGGAATCTTCAAAACCTTCAAGATCCAGATTAACATGGCACTCAAGCACCGTAATATCGGTATCCATATATGATGACGTAACACCCGAAATATCATCCATTTCCTCCTTTACTTCAGAAGGGTCTGTTTGGGAGGGGGACACCTCAATATCCAAATAAAACCCTGCTACCTGTTTCTTGCGGAGTTCGTTTTCCGTCATCTGAATAACGTGCGTTACGTTTTCAGCCGTCTCCATATCGGTAGCCGTGTAGGGAACAATAAGCTGTTCCGCCGGGACAAACTTGCTGACAGCCCGTCCCAGAAAATCATCGTAGTAAACCTTCTTGAAAGTAGACCCTGCGAGCGGAAGGTAAAACAGCATCTGATCGAATTCAGGAGTGTACTCCTTCATTATACAGGTAA